CGGCACGAACGTCTACTGGGACACCAGCCCCGACGGCACGACGTGGACGACGCGGCGGACGCTCGCCACCCCCGCGTGGATCCCCGCCGCCATCGACACGTGCGCGCTCGACCTGTACGCCTACCGGGACGCCGGCGTCACCGACTATGCCGAATACGACAACGTGAACACGCTGTCCGACGGCGCCGTATGGACGGCGGCGGCGGCACTGTCCGCGCAGACCGGGCTGACCGCAGGCGTGAAACTGTCCGCCCGCGCAGCAGCCGCACTCGCCGCAGGCAGCAGCCTCACCGCCGCGTCCGTCCTGTCCGCGCACGCCACCGCCGCCCTCACCGCCGACGCCGCCCTCACCGCCGACGCGGCATCCAGCGAGATTCCGGAGGTGGCAGGGTTGGCCGCGGGCATCTTCGACCTGCACATCGAGCAGGGCGCCACCTACGTGCAGAACTTCCGCGTCGCCGACGTGCCCGACTTCTCGTGGGACGGCTGGTCGGCCCGCTCACAGATCCGGTCCGCGCCCGCCTCCGACAACGGTGACCTCCTCCTCGACCTCGGCGACTACCTGACCGTCATCGGGGACACCATCCGCCTCGCCATGCCCGCCTCAGTCACCGAAACCCTCGCCCGCAACGGGGTGTGGGACCTGGAGATGGTCAAAGGCGGCACCGTCGTCCGGCTCCTCCAAGGACAGGCGCGGATCTCCCTGGAGGTGACCCGGTGAGGATCCAAGTCACAGGCGAAGCCCTCACCGACGAGATCGAAGTGACGACCGGGCAGCAGGCCCGCACCGTGATGGTGTCCGCAGGCCTCGTCTCCTCTGTCAACGGCCAGACCGGCGACATCACCGGACTCGCCACCGTCGAAAGTGTCGAAGCCGGCGGGCAAGCCCTCCAGGCGCACACCGAGGCCACGCAGGACGTCCACGGCATCCCCGACACCAGCCTCCTCCTGACCGAGGTTCCGTTCGACGACACGGCCATCAGTGACGTCGCCCAGACCTCCCAGTCCGGCATCAGCCATGCGGCGGCCCGAGCCGACCATGTCCACGGCGGCATCAGCGGCAGCGGAGGCCTGACCGGCGTCTACGACGTCACCAAAGCCCCCTACAACGCTGCCGGGAACGGCACCAGCGACGACCTTGCCGCGATCGAGGCTGCGATCGGCGCCGCCCACACCGCAGGCGGCGGCGCCGTCCTTCTGCCGCCCGGACGGACCTACGGCATCTCCGACCACCTGCACATCCTCACCGGAGTGACGATCATCGCCTACGGTGCGACGGTCAAAGGCATCGCCAACCGGGGCCTCGCCAAGCTGTACCGGGAGTCGGACACCACCCTCACCGGCTACAACGGGCACTCCCGTATCCGTATCTACGGCGGCACCTGGGACGTCAACGCGGCCGACGGCACCACCGGCACCGCAACCAGCATCGTCAACGCGTTCCTGTGTGGCCACAACAACGACGTCATCTTCCGTGACGTCACCGTGCGGAACGTATCGAGCGGGCACGGCATCGACCTTGTTGCCTGCCAGAACGTGCGCATCCTCAACAGCCGGTTCGAAGGATTCCGCGACAACACAGGCGACGGCAGCTCCTCTTTCCGTGAAGCGATCCAGCTGGACTTCGCGGTGTCCGGCTCCGGCATCAACGGGTCCTTCGACGGCACCGGCTGCCGCAACATCCTCGTCCAAGGCTGCAGCTTCGGCGCCTCCACCCGCCTCGGCGGTTTCGGACGCGCCGTCGGATCCCACTCCAGCTACAACGCTTCGACCTGGTGCGACGGTGTACAGATCCTCGGCAACCGCATCGAGAACACCCTCCAGGAAGGCATCCGGGCCTACGCCTGGAAGAACGCGGTCATCGCCGACAACATCATCACCGGCACCGGCTCCGCCGGGATCATCGTCACAGGCCCCGACCCGGCCGCCGCCGGATACACCAACATCTGCCAGGACATCAGCATACGCGGCAACACCCTCGGCACCGCCGGCGGCAGCTCACCGCTCCGCGTGGTCGGGTTTGCGACAGCCCGGCCGACCGGCGTCTCCTTCAACGACAACAGGGTCACCGGCTCCGGCAGCACCGGCATCTACGTGTCCCAGGCCGACCAGCCGCAGATCGCCGACAACAAGATCTCCGCCTGCACCTCGTCGAGCATCTACGCGATCAACTGCGCGGCACCGCAAGTCACCGGCAACCAGTGCGCCACCTCGGGCGGCACCAGCATCGGCGTGGACACGTGCACAGGCGGGCACGTCACCGCCAACGTCGTCGACGGATCGTCCAGTCACGGCATCCTCGTCAGCGGCGGGTCCAACGTCACCGTCACCGGCAACCGCATCGTCGGCGCGACCGGCTCCGGGATCCGCGCCACATCCAACACCGTCCGGCCGAGGATCATCGGCAACACGATCCTCCGCAACAGCGTGACCGCCACCTGGGGTCTCGACGTCACCGCGTCCGCCACCGACGCCCTGATCATCAACAACGACCTCACCGGATCGTCCTGGCCGGCCGGTACCGCCTACAACCTCGTCGGCACCCGGCAGATCCTCGACTGGACCGGCGTAACCGGCGTTGCCGCACCCGGCCAGAACCTCGTCAGCTAGGAGACCCGTCATGCCCACCAGTGATGCCGAGGGCAAGGACTGGTCCCTCGAACGCTTCAAGCGGCACCTGCCGGACACGGTCACGGACGTCGGGCCGGGTGAGGGGACTTACGCGAAGCTGTTCCGGCCCGTGCACGAGGGCGTGTGGTGGACGGCGGTGGAGATCCATCGCCCCTACGTCAAGAAGTTCCGCCTGAACTCGACGAAGACGCGGCGGATGTACGACGAGATCCACGTCGAGGACGTCCGCGAGTCGGAGGCGCACCTCTTCCACCGGGATCTCGTGATCCTCGGCGACATCGCAGAACACCTCCCGCGCGAGGACGCGGTGGCCCTGCTGCACCGCATCGTCGAGGGCCCGGAGGATGCGCCCGGCGCCCACCACATCCTCGTGTCCGTGCCGATCGTCGAGTCCGTGCAGGGTGAGGTGGACGGCAACCCGCACGAAGCGCACCTGCACCAGTGGGACGCGGACGACATGGACGCCGTCCTCGCCGGACTCGGCGGGAACGTCGACAGCCTGCGCGGGAACACGCTCGGCGTCTGGTGGTGGAGCCGTGGCTGACCGGAGGACGCATGCCTCAGCCTGACTATCAACGGATCGCACAGCTCGAACGTGAACTCGGCATCGGACAGCCGCCGTCCGAACCGGAGCGTGGCATCAGATCCGATCGCACCGTGTGCCTGATCAAGAACTGCGACGGCGACGACTACGAGATCCGCACCTGGTCCGACGTCCTCATCCGGCGCATCCACGAACACTGACCCACGGAAGGCCCGCGCCCATGAGCACGACCGCCGAAAGCACGCGCCACCTCGGGACCGTGTGGCGTGGCGAGAAGCCGTGGCACTGGAAGGCGCTCAAGGTTGGGCACGTCCAGCCGCGCGGCTACCGCACCTACTGGCGTAGCCGCTGGCTGTGGCAGCTCCACCTCACGCCCGTTCACGTCGCCCGCGACAACAGCAGCTGGGAGATCGGCCTCTGCTTCGGCAAGCGGACCCTCTTCCTGCTCTCCCACCGCTGAATCCACCCTGGAGCCCGCGCCATGGATCTCCACGCCTGGATCACCCAGCAAGTCGACCGCGTCGAGCGGCTGATCGAAGAGGGCGAGTGGCCGCCCAGCCAGACCGACGGCGTCCGGCTCCGCTGCGAAGCCGACCGGCGCATCCTCGCCCGGCACCGGATCGACAGTGCCGTCGTCGCCTTCCCCGGCGCCTGCGAAGGCTGCGGCCTGGACGACTGGGGACTGCCGAACATCGAGTCCGTCAACGACTGCCCCGAGCTGCTGGATCTCGCGCACGCGCACGGCATCACGCCCGACATCCTCGCCAGCCTCGACCGACCCCAGGCGCCCGAACCGAAGCCGGCCACCAGCCCGCGACTCGGCCTCGGCGACATCCTCGCCGCTCCGCCCATCACCACCAGCGACGTGCCCGCCGCACTCCGCGGACCCAGCTGGAAACCCTGACCACCACCCCACAGGAGCCCGCGCCATGGCCCAGTACTACGTGACCTACACCGACGGCAGTGAACAGCACATTCCCGCCGACGAGGTCCACTTCGAAACCGACAACGACCAGTACATCTTCGGCAGCAGCGGCCAGCCCACCGCCTTCGTGCCCCGCGTCGGAGTCCTCAGCATCGTCCGCATGCCCGAGACCAGCACGGACAAGACGGTGACCGGCTGATGGCCCGCTACCGCAAGAAGCCCGTCGAGATCGAAGCCGTGCAGTGGACCGAGGACGTGTCCATGCGGACACTCATCGACTTCACCAACGGCCTCGTCAAGCTCAACGACGTCGACCGCGACTTCCACGTCTACGACCGACTCCACGACACCTGGGTCAAGTTCGAGTACGGCGACTGGATCATCAAGGGCGTACAAGGCGAGTTCTACCCCTGCCGAGACGACATCTTCGCCTCGACCTACGAGGCGGTGAACGGCTGATGGCTGCCGTCCCCAGCTACCGCGAACTCGCCCAACGCACCCTCGGACAAGCCGCCCAAGACCTCAACGCGATGCCGCAAGGCCAGGTCGCCAGCGCCGAGATCACGGCTCGCGCCGCCAAGGCGCAGGCCATCGCCAGCGTCGCCGCCGCACAAGCCCTCCTGGAGATCGGCGACATCCTCCGCGAACGACTCCCGCGAGGAGACGCCTGATGGCCCGCCTGCAAATCCTCGAACTCCCCGAAGGCAGCAACGACGACCGGCCGCCGTTCATCCTCGTCGTCGACCAGGTCCCCACCGACGAAGCCCGCTTCGACGCGATCCGCCGCGGCCTCCTCGGAGACCTCGCCGAACGCATCGGCGCCCGCGCCGTCCTCATCTTCGAAGAGACCATCGACATCCCCGCCAACGACGTGAGCGGCTACCTCGGCGTCCCGGCCGCACGGCACGAGATCGTGGTCGAACTCGCTGGCGAGGACCCGCAGGGCGCCATCGACGCGGTGATGCGGAAGATGAAGGACGGTCCGCAAGCGGGCACCCAATGAGCGGCGGCTGGCAGAACTCCGACCGCAAGAGCCGGCTCCCGTCGAACTGGCCGGCCATCCGCCGCAAGGTGCTCGCCCGCGACGTGGTCTGCCAAATCTGCCACGTCAGGCCCGCCACCCACTGCGACCACATCGAAGCCAAGACCGACGCCCACGCCGAAGACCGGCTCCAAGGCGTGTGCGCCGAATGCCACGGCCAGAAGAGCAGCCGTGAGGGCAACGACGCGCAGCGCGCCAACCCGCGGCCCGGACGGAAGCGGCCCGAAGAGCCGCACCCCGGCATCCGGTAAGGCGGTGAACCCGTGCCTCGCTACCTGATCGTTCACCCGCGTGAGCAGCGGCGAGACGACATCCTCCTCGAAGACGACCCCCTCACCGTCGAATTCACCGGCGGCTGGGCCATCTTCCGCGACGGCAACGGCTTCTGCACCGCCATCCCCGCCGCGATGGGAGCCCGCATCGAACGGGTAGACGAACCACAAGCCCCCGACCAGGAGCCCGCGCCGCAGAAGGAGTGAGAGCTGTGGCAAGCAAGGGACGAGGCGGACGCGGACGAACCCGACGCGGCAACGCAGAGACCCTCCGTCAATACTGGAGCGTCGGCGGCGAGGGCGGACGCCGTATCCGCTGGGGGACCCGTAATGACTGGGTCCGCTGCAACCGGCTCCTGTCGAAGTACATGGGCGCTCGGGCACGGGGTTACTGCCAACTCCTCCACCGCCGCAACACGGGCGTGTACACCGGCAGCCGAGCCAACGTCGGCCGGCGCGGCAGGTGACCGTCACGCTGCACGTCACCCCGACCGCCGACCTGGTCGGGCATGACACCAGCACCGCCGAGCCGGACTGCGTGTGCAGGCCTGAGGTCAGGCCAGCCTCCCAGGAGGATGGGTCGATGGGCTGGCTGCTGGTGCACCACTCCCTCGACGGCAGGGAGCATGCCGACCGGTAGGCGCCGGCCGCCCACCGCACCGCCACCCACCAGGCCGCGGTGCCGGTAGGGCACGGCAGGCCAGGGTGAGGTAGGGCGATGCGGTCACGGTCATGGTGATCGCATCGCTGCAAGGTCGAGTCGAGCAACGCCGAACGCTGCGAGCAGAGCAGGCGAGTGCGGCTGGCGAAGGCCCAGTGGATCAGGCCGGCTTCCTGTCGAGCCGGATGATCAAGACATCAAGATCATCCCAACCAAGATCACCCGGGGGCCAACCCCATGATCCACTTTCTCTGAGGATCGGGGACGTCTACAAGCCCTGGATTTGCGTGCGCCTGACCTGTATTTTTTCGGCCCCTGGTGGGCCGCCCTGAGGCCCCAGGAGGGTCGTCATGCCATCGAAGAGCGAACCCCCTGAGGGTCTCGGCGCCAAGGCCCTGGTGGTCTGGTCGGAGATCGCGGGGAACTATGAGCTGCGTATCGACGAGTTGCGCGTCCTGGAGGATGCCTGTCGGGAGATCGACCTGATCGAGCGGCTGGAAGCCGAGTTGGTACACGCGGACCTGATGGTCACGGGCAGCATGGGCCAGCCCGTCGCGTCGCCGCTCGTTCAGGAGCTGCGGCAGCATCGCGGTGTTCTGGCCCGGCTGTTGGGCTGGTTGAAGCTGCCGGACGAGGAGGGGCCGGCGAAGGGGAACGCGTCTGCGTCTGCGCGGCAGGCGGCTATGGCGCGTTGGGGCCGTGGCGCGTAGGCGGTCGGTCGAGCGTCGGGACGATGGGCACGAGGACGTCATCGGCTGGTACCGGGAGCGGCTCTCGCAGGTTGCTCCGCGTTCGGAACTGGAGTGGGAGCCGAAGCTGATTGGCCCGACTTGGCAGCGGAACCCGGACGGTACTTGGTTGCTGCCGGAGGCGACGCTCGGCTGGGAGGCTCTCGGCTGGTGCGGCGTTTGGCTGCAGCATTCCCGTGATGTGCCGTGGCGTTTCACCGACGAGCAAGCACGTTTCCTGCTGTGGTGGTTCGCGCTCGACGAGTCGGGTTCCTTCGCTTACCGCGACGGTGTTCTCCAGCGCTTGAAGGGCTGGGGCAAGGATCCGCTCGGGGCCTGCCTGTGTGCGGTGGAGGCGCTTGGCCCGTCCCGTTTCGCGGACTGGGCGCCGGACGGTACGCCGATCGCGACGGACAGCCCCGAAGCGTGGGTGCAGACTGCGGCCGTCAGTCTCGAGCAGACGAAAAATACGATGCGGCTTTTCCCCTCCTTGTTCACGGCGGAGGCGAAGGAGCACTACCGCATCCAGGTCGGCAAGGAGACCGTCAACGCCCTGGGCGACTCCCGCTTGATTCAGGCGGTGACGTCGTCGCCGTCGACGTTGGAAGGCGCTCGCGCGACCTTTGTGCTGCTGAACGAGACGCACCACTGGGACTCGTCGAACTCGGGCCATGACATGGCCGATGTGATCGAGCGGAACGCGACGAAGTCCGCTGATGGTGCGGCGCGCACGCTGCGCATCACGAACGCCTACGAACCTGGCCAGGACTCGGTTGCCGAGCGGGACCGGGAAGCCTGGGAGGCCGTGGACTCCGGGCGGGTGATGGACTCGGGTCTGCTGTACGACTCGATCGAGGCCCCACCGAAGGCGCCATTGACGATCGAGGCCGCCCCGGCGGTGATCCGGTCGATCCGCGGGGATGCGTCGTGGCTGAACGTGGACCGCATCGTGAAGTCCATCGCTGACGTGCGGAACCCTCCAAGCCGGTCACGACGCTTCTGGTACAACATGATCGTCGCCGCTGAGGATGCATGGATGGCGCCCTACGAGTGGGACGCCTGCAAGGCCGAGGCGCTCGACATCCTAGACGGCGACGAGATCGTCATGTTCTTCGACGGCTCTAAGTCTGACGATGCGACTGCCTTGGCTGGCTGCCGTATGTCGGACGGGCACGTCTTCACACTCGGCGTGTGGCAACGGCCGGCGAACTGGAACCTCGACGTTCCATGGTCGGTGCCCCGTGACGAGGTGGACGGCGTTGTCGAGCGGGCGTTCAACACCTACAAGGTGGTGGCGTTCTTCTGCGACCCAGGATCTGGCCAGGATGAGGACGGCGAACGCTACTGGTACGCCTACCTCGACAGGTGGGGGCAGGAGCACGGCTCGAAGCTGGTTCTGCATGCCGTCACGGCTGGTCCGAAGCAGCACGCTGTCCGGTGGGACATGGGCGCGCCGCGGCATCAGGAGGAGTTCACGGACGCGGTACAGCGGACGCGTGAGGACATCCTCGAGCGGCGGCTGACGCATGACGGCCACAAGGTGATGCGCACGCATGTGGCGAACGCTCGTCGCCGCACGAATGCGTGGGGGGTCACGATCGGTAAGGAGCATCGGGAGTCTGCCCGGAAAGTCGACCTTGCGGTGTGCATGGTCGGCGCTCGGATGCTTCGCCGGAAGCTCCTCAACAGCAAGCAGTACGGGAAGCGGCCGAAGTCGCGCGGTAAGGGACGGGTGGTGGTGTTGCGATGACCCTCTCGATCCCCGAGCTGCCTCTGCTGACGCTGTCGGAAGACGAGCTGGCGCTGGTGCAGATGTTGCGGGCGGACATGATGCGGGACCGGTGGGCGCTGCAGTTGCGGGACGCCTACTTCAACGGCGAGCAGCTGGTCCGCGACCTCGGCATCAGCATTCCGCCGCAGCTCAAGGGCTTGCATACGGTGATCGGCTGGCCGCGGGTTGGTGTCGAGAGCCTGGAGGAGCGCCTGGATTTGGAGGCGTTCCGGTGGGCTGATGGCGCGGACTCTAGCGAGCTGGCGGAGATCGCCGAGGCGAACGACCTTTTCGACGAGGCGTCCTTGGCGCATCTGGATGCGCTGGTGTACGGCCGGGAGTATCTGGCGGTCGGTTCGGGTGACTGCGGTACGGACGATTGTCCGCCGTTGATCTCTGCCGAGTCGCCGCTGGATATGACGCTGATGTGGGATGCCCGTCTGCGGATGGGTACGGCGGCGCTGCGGGAGTGCGCGGCTGACAGCTACATCGAGTCCGGTCCGGACGAGCGGATGCTGGTCTTGTATCTGCCGGAGCAGACGGTGATGTGTCTGCCGTCGGAGTCTGGCGGGTGGGAGGTCGTCGACCGCGACATGCACAACCTTGGGGTTGTGCCGGTCGTCAGGATGGCGAACAGGCAGCGGACGGCGGACCGGGTGGGGAAGTCGGAGATCACGCCGGAGGTCATGTCGATCACGGATGCGGCGTGCCGCCGGCTGATGGGAATGGAGGTCGCCGCCGAGTTTTTCGGGGCCCCGCAGAGGTATCTGTTGGGGGTCACGGAGGCGGCGTTCCAGGACCCTGAGGGCAATGCGAGGACCGCGTGGGAGACGTACATCGGTCGCGTCCTTGCCCTGGAGCGGGACGAGGACGGCAACGTCCCTGCGGTGGGTCAGTTCGCTGCTCATGATCCGACGGGCATGACGAAGATCATCGACCTGTATGCCCGCATCATGTCGTCGCAGTTTGGTCTGCCGCCGCACATGCTCGGCTACACCACCGACAACCCGGCCTCAGCGGACGCCATCCGGTCCACCGAGGCGAAACTCGTCAAGCGCAGCGAGCGCAGGATCCGCCGGTTCGGTGCCGCCTGGCAGCAGGCGATGCGGCTCGCGCTGTGGGTGCGGGACGGCGAGCCGCCGGACAAGACGCGCCGCATCGAGACGGTGTGGCGGAACCCGGCGACGCCGACGGTGGCAGCGCAGGTCGACGCCACGGTCAAGCTCGTCCAGGCTGGCGTCCTGCCGGCCGACTCCGACGTCACGTTGGAGATGGCCGGGTTCACGGAGGCGCAGCGGCAGCGGATCACGGTTGACCGCCGTCGCACGGCTGCCGCGGCATCCGCTGGCGGCCTTATGGAGCGGCTGGCCGCGATGAACGACCGGCCGGGCGGGTCTCTGCCGGATGTGGTGGAGGTCGACGGTGGCGACGACGGTCTCTGACGGCGGCCGTGACCCGGACCGGTATCGGGCGGCTCAGCGTGGGCTGACTCGTCTGCTGTTGCGGGAGGTTCGCGGCCTGCGTCGCCTGATCATTCCGTCGCGGTTGCGGCAGTCGATGCCGGACTGGTTCACGGCGGTGCAGACGGTCGTGGACCAGTACGCGCAGACCTCTGCCGCGCTGGGTGCCGAGTTCTACGACGCGCAGCGGGACGCAGCCGGGGTGACCGGTTCGTTCACGGTGCCGGTCGCGGATCCGCCGCCGCCTGAGAAGACCGAGGCGAGTCTGCGGTGGGCGGCGAAGGACGTGTGGGAACGCGAGCCTGAGCAGGCCACCGTGGCGCAGCAGCAGCCGCTGGAGACGCGGCTGGAGCAGGCGGAGAAGAAGGCCGAACTGGTTGCGCAGAAGCTCGTCGCCGATACGGGCCGCAGCACTGTCCTGGAGGCGGTGCGGCAGGACCGGCAGGCGACAGCGTGGGCACGGTCGGCGGCTCTCGGGGCGTGCGCCTTCTGCAAGCTGATCTCCAGCAGGGGGGCTGTGTTCGCTCAGGACACGGTCCGTTTCCAGGCGCATGACGGCTGCCATTGCGGCGTCATTCCGGTTTTTGCGGGGCAGCGGTTCGAGCCGTCCCCGCAGGCCCGCGAGTGGGCGCGGCTGTACGAGGAGTATGCCGCCGGCCACTCCGGTAGCCAGCTCGCCCGGTTCAGGCGGGCGCTGGCGGAGCACGATCCGAACCCGCTCCCCGGATCTTTCTAACAACGGTCGCCCTGGTGGCGGCCTTCCCCCTTTTCGACAGCCCCTGGAGGGCCGATTCGTCATGCCCGAAGAGACCGAGACGACCGAGCAGCAGGACACCGGCACCGAGGAGACCGTCGAGGAGACGGCGACCGAGGAGAACGGCATCGACACCGCGGATGACGCCCAGGAGGCGGAGCCCGGCGGCGAGGAGAAGCCGTTCGACCGGAAGCAGGCTGAGGCGAAGATCCGGAAGGCGAACTCGGAGGCCGCGAACCTCCGCAAGCGCCTGAAGGAACTCGAACCCCTGGCGCGGAAGGCCAAGGAGTTCGAGGACGCGCAGAAGTCGGAGGCCGAGCGCCTCAACGACCAGCTGACGCGCGCCCAGGAGCAGATGGCTAAGACGCGTCAGCGGCTGGTGCGAACGCAGGTGCAGGCGCTGGCGATGACCGGGTTCGCGGACCCGGAGGACGCGGTCGGCGCGCTGGATCTCGACTCGTACATCGACTCGGAGGGTGACATCGACGAGGCGGCCATCAAGGCGGACCTCGACGCGCTCCTCGAGCGCAAGCCGCACTGGGCGAAATCCCAGCCCCAGGAGGGCCCGCGGCGCCCCGCACCGGATCGCACTCAGGCCTCCGGTGCCAACAGGAAGCAGGCCCCCAACCCGCG